GGATCAGCCTGTTACGGCTTACCGAAGGTATAGATCTTAATACGTTTATACCCTTGGTATCCTGGTAGAGTATCTACGAGGAAAACCTGACCGTTATACTTACGATACTCAGCATCACTACGATCGGGCCTTATGAGCCCGTGATAGTGATGTCGATGTCGCAAGGCAAGACAGCGCTCGCCCTGCGTGGAAGCTCCCGAGAGATTTTCATCAATCGTGAACCGCCGAGCATCCTCATCTTCATACCTGACAGGAGTGTCACGCATGTAGATAGAGTATAGCGGGTACACATAGTCAGCCCCGAGCTTATAATAGGCCCGGATAGCTTTCAATGTGAAAGTTTCAAAGGTATAACCACTCCACCCAAGCTCCCTTTTAGGGAAGAAAGGATCAAAAGCACCAAGGAGGTGCCCATCACCAAACCCATCGGGACCCCAGATACGTAGACTTTCGTCTATAACACTGAGGATAACTTGAGCGAATTCCGGCTGCCAATTTCTCACATAGAAATTATGGAGAGAGAAGCATGAAACACCGGATAAAGCACCCTTCGCATAGAAGGGCCGTACCTCGATTCCCGATACGTAGTCCTTCCCACAAGATTCGCGGAAAGGTCCACTCCAATAGCTCTTATCCATGTTGATGAGGAACCCACAAGCTGTGAGAACCTCAAGCAACAATTCGACAGCATACGTTGGGACGATAATATCGTCCCCATATACGCTGACTTGCGGTAGATCCAAAGGATCGACGCAAGATGCTGCAAGCGCGTAAAAGATCAGCGTTTGCAGGGGGAATGTAAAACCATTCCCCATCGAAGAGAACTGTTGGAGCTGCAGGACGCCATCCGGTGAATCGACCTCCCTTGTCCGAATCGAACGAAGGAAGTCAAACCACTCGAAAGGAAGCAGACTCTCAACGAAGAGAGTCGCAATCGTCCCAGAGGCACTACGGAGGTCCAGCGTTGCTAAAGCGCCGGTAATTGAACCTTCGCGAGCCATACGCTGATTACGCGTTTGGTCACGAATGTCAACACCTCGTGGACGCAGACGTTCCTCTATATAGGCACCGATACCTAGTTGAACCATCTGGTTCAAATCAGGCTCGGTACCGATAGTTCGGTCAGTCTTTGCGTTCTTCGGAACAAAAGACACCTTTCCAGATGCCAATCTGAAAGGGATGCCAGATGCACGAGCGGGGGTATCAAAACCACTCCACCCGGGCATCTCAGCCAAAATCTCCGGAAGGAGACTAGAGGCCGATTTGCTAATAGTGAACATCTGCGACAGCTTTCGCCGTGCCGATGCGTTCTTCTTTTTCACACTGGTTGTCGCACCCGGTCCAAACCTGAGCCTAAGCTCTGATAGCGAAGGGAGATCTCCTAGAATAGACGCAATTTTACGTTGAGCCAGAAAAAGTACTGACTCGACGCGTGGAAGGAAATAAAACCCACCACGTGCGTATTTTCGAAAGATCTCGTTCGTTTCAGTGCATTTCAGCTCCGTTTGGATGAACGTTTTCCAGGCGACATCCTTAGTATTGACACCAATATCAAGATCTTCACGCTTCGAAAAGAAAGCGAGAATCTGACGCAGGTGCCGATAAGTGGGGATATCATCCGAGAAAACCAGGTCATAGTTGCACAAGCCTTTATAGTCGGCAGTTTTTGGGTCGGAACCCAATAGTGCCTCGATATCGGACTTTTGTCGAGTGTTAGAACACATTGACAAGTGCAACATAGCGAGACGATGAAGAACTTCGTTACTCTGATCAGTCGACAAGCACTGGTCCCATTGCATAATCTGCATTATTGCTCCATGGAGTATAGGGGACAGGGGGAAACCCGGTAAACGGGCATAGGAGAATTCCTACGCCCGGAAGCCTACCTTAGGTAGGCATCACCAGCTGGTCGAACAGTTCAGAGAATGGGCCGGTGGTAGACGCCGCAACACTGGTGGAAATATTCCCGCCAATGTTCACGAGCATCTGCCGCGCAATACGTCGATCCGTAACCGTTGAGCGAGGAGCGAAGAAGCCTGTCCAGACTTCTTTATCCTCGTAAGCGACTTTCGGAGCGGCAGTATAGCCCGCGGCGTTCTGGTTCAGAATCGCTTCCATGACTGGGACGATAACTGCGAACTCGGCTTTATACGTACCACTTTTTAGGTTGGTAAGTTTAGCCGTAGCGTACACTTGCGCATACGCAGGAACGCCAGCCAACATCTCTTGCCACTTCGCAACGACCTCGTTACCCGTACGGGTAACAGAAATCGGGACGAGGGTATGGGAGACAGGAATGGCTGCACCGTCAAAGACGGTGATATTAGCAATTTGGCTCATGCCAACTGCCTTTCTGTGCAAAGCACACAAATTAACCGGAAACCGGTTAGTGACGGGGTGAGATGGTACCGAATTGCACCACCAAAAGTGATACCGCGTTAGCGGCCCGTTTCCACGATGGGACGTCCCCTAAGTCCTTGAAGGAGGGAAGCGGAACAGTCAAACTTGACGAAATGGAGCGAGTCACATCTACCTGCAGGCGACTATAAAAGTCACCGGAGAAAGATGCTGTTAGCTGGCCACTCGAAAAAGTTGACGGCAACGCCGACCCCTTCTCGTACTTATAGGTAGTCTTCGTGGTGACAAAAGTACCCCGAAGGGCTTGAGAAAGCCCTCGGGCCTGCAGGTAGTTACCGATCGGTATAAACCAATCGGCAACAAAACTCCAGGGGCAAAGCTCCCAGAGTACAGCTGCAGGGTCAGTGAACCCCAGTAGTTTCACAGAGTTAATCTCGGAAAGACGAGCAATGATACCGGATCTGATAAATCCAGTAGACTGCCTCTCGACCCAAGACTGACTAAATGAACACTGAAGCTTCACTTTGCGAGACGTCCGGTACTCTTTGTATAGGGGGGCTTCGAGGTGAGCAGCAAGAAACTGCGCCGCCGAAGCCACATCCTTGACAAGAGGGGACCACCCATAGGACCATTCTAACCAGATCTGCGATGCACCCTGAGAGAGATCCCTGCCAACTGAGACAGGAATCTTCTTTGGGAGAAATCTTGGACCTGACTTAGACGTCTGGAAATGAACCGAAGGAATTCGGCCATTCTTCGACGGGAGAATACCAATCTCCTTGGCGGCCCTAAGCACATCACCACGCTTCAAAGCCTGAAGGGACCTTCTGATTTTAGTGGCCCTGTCGAAAATCATGTTAAGTGCTTCACGGCCTTCGCCGAGAAACACAGTAGCATCGAAATCCGACCCGACCACAGTTTCACGAAGCTTCCCTAGCAGGGCAATGTCGTCGTTGGATGTCCAGGTGCCCGTCCAAATGGCCCCCCCATACCGACTAAATGTACTATAATTATCCATCACAGATGGATAATTTAAAAAGTACGGACTAGCCGGAGACGGGGGTCTACAAAGCACACCAGAGTACTGAGTCCTATATCCAATAGTCGATCGGATACGGGACATAGACATGGTGTACGGGTGGGGATCTTCCTTACGAAAAGGCTGCGCACCGGGAGACCGGCGACGCTGCTTCACGGAGAGTTGAACCCTACCCTCTTTAGTAGGTAGCGTAAACGGAAGCCTATCGCAGATTGGCGCGGTCGATGGAAAATCTGTACCATTCCAGCTCTTCGACTCAATCAGACCCCAGTTTTGAACTGCGGTCAGAGTTTGAGCCCAATTGCTAGAACCCGCACAGACATCTCCCACGTTATTCCAGCGAGAAGTTTGAAACGCGTTACCAGGACGAGAGAAACTACCGGTTGTCATAACGGGAGTTCTCCAAACATGGAACACAGTGGCACGGAGACACAGCCGGAGACACGCACGGACGGTGGAGATCGGTCAGCGCCTTTTGGGCGAAGACCAAAACTTCATCGAAAGTCAAAGGGTGAGGAAACTCACTTCCCTCGACGAACGTGTATGAACTCATGCTATGTTACCGTTACCAGAGTGGACCAAATTAAGAGTTTCGTTCCCCCCGGAAGGGGGAGAACGGGGTCTCTATGAAAACCCGAAAGAGGCTCCATGCGAGAGCATGG